AACGCCTACCCGCGCATGCTTGATTTCGTGCCGGTGGAGGTCGTTGTAGGACATACCGCCCTTGTGTTGTGTGCAATCGTGGGTGCGGCGTACGCTCTCCTCTGGACTCGCTCCCGGGAGGGTCCGCTCGCCGCTAACCGACTGTAGGGGGGCCCCGTGCGGATCCCTGGAGTTTGCGCCTATCCCAAGAAGTTGGAGGAGGTGGCCGCAGGTTCCAAGGGACCACATCCGCAACCGCGCGAGGGTCACAACAGCAAACGGCACCTCATCCGAATTGTGCCTCCGGTCCCTGGCACGTGGTTGTGCTACACGCATGCTGACTGCGAATGCAACCAGATTGTGAGCAGCTACAACCGCGTGCTTGGTGAGGTACCGGTTCCGACACTCCGTGGCATATCCGCTGTTGCTAAGGCTGCAAGGCGACTATTTGGTCGGTTGCCCAGGACGCGCACCTGGACAGTCGACGAAGTGGTTGCTAGCTTCAAGGACAAGAGACGCGCCCGATACCAGCAGGCCGCAGACAGCTTGAACGCTCGCGCGTTCGACGTGTTTGAGGACTCGAAGGTTAAGGCGTTTATCAAATCCGAGAAGTTTTGCCCTGCAGACAAGGTCAACCCGGATCCACGCATGATACAGGCTCGGGGAATGCGCTATAATTTAATGCTGGCTTCTTATTTGCGCCCCATTGAGCATGTAATTTATAAGTTGAAGTCTCGGAACGGATTACGCCTCATAGCCAAGGGGCTCAACCAGCAGGAGAGGGCGAAACTCCTGCAAGAGAAGTGGGACGTGTTCCGCGACACGGTCTGCTTCTCGGTCGATGCCTCCCGGTGGGATAAGCATGTTGCTCTGGAGATGCTGAGGGTTGAACACAGCGTCTACAAGCGGCTCAACAGGGACCCCTTCCTTGGGGATCTGCTCCGTGCCCAGGAGAAGAACCGGTGCTCCACCCGTTCGGGTGTCCGGTATACTTCGCTCGGGCGTCGGATGTCTGGTGATATGAACACCGGCCTGGGGAACTGCGTGTTGATGCTGGCGATGCTCGAGGCATGCAGCAAGCTGTCGGGGGTGGAATTCGAAATCCTCGATGATGGTGACGATTGCCTACTGTTTTGCGAGAGGGGAGATTCAGACCGCCTCCGCAAATTGCTCCCCGAATTGTTCCTGGAATTCGGGCAAGAGCTGAAGCTTGAGAATGAGACCGACAGGATCGAAGGGGTGGTCTTTTGCCAGTGCAGGCTGGTGAGAGCCGCAGGAGGGACTCGGATGGTGAGGCCGTGGCAG